ACTTAGACACAGACTCAAACGGACGTTGGAGTGTAGAAAAGTTCAAAGGCTTAATCTTTAACATCGAAAGAGATGCCAACGAAATCGCAAAAGCTACCAGACGAGGGAAAGGTAACATGATGATCTGCTCATCAGATGTTGCTTCTGCTCTTCAAATGGCTGGTGTTCTCGACTACACACCTGCTCTTAACAACAATCTACAAGTAGATGACACAGGTAACACCTTTGCTGGTGTTCTTAATGGAAGAATTAAGGTGTATATCGATCCTTATTTCTCACCTGCAAACTCAGGTGCATCTGCTGAGAACTACTACACATTAGGCTACAAAGGTTCAAGTGCATTTGATGCTGGACTTTTCTACTGCCCATATGTACCTCTACAGATGGTAAGAGCAATTGGAGAGAATACTTTCCAACCAAAAATCGGCTTCAAAACTAGATATGGAATGGTAGCAAACCCATTCGCAACATCTAACGCCGATGGTGCAATTGCTTTCGCTAAGAAGAACATCTACTACAGATTGTCTAAAGTAGCAAACTTAATGTAATTAGTAAATAAGATACCTAAGTCAAAAAGGGCGTTTCGGCGCCCTTTTTTATTGTTCTTATAAATAGTGGATAAGGAGTATTAGATATGGGTTCACTACAGAGAACAATGCCTGAAAACTTGAGTTTTCTCTCACCTACAGGCTTTAAATTTGCAATACAAAAATTACCTCATGTAAACTATTTTTGCACTAGTGCAGATATTCCTGATATTACTTTAGGACAAGTTGATCAAGAAAACTTATTCATAAGAATACCTGTACCAGGCGATAAGCTTGCATTTTCACCTTTAAACTTATCTTTTGCTATAGATGAAGATATGAAGAACTTCAAAGAAATATATGATTGGTTGATAGGTTTAGGTTATCCAGATAATTTCGAACAGAGAGCTAATCTACAGAGTGCTTTACAGCAAAGAAACGAAAGATCAGGTTTAGTATATTCAGATGGTAGTATGATTATTACAACTGCACAATATCAACCCAATATATTGATAAACTTTATAGACTTATATCCAATAAGTATAGGTGGATTAGAGTTTAGCACACAAAGTACCGATATCGAATATTTGCAAGGCTCCGTTTCATTCAATTATAGAAAGTATACGATTGACTTTATAAAATAAATATGTTATAGTGATAGTATGATTATAAGCAATGATAAGTATATACTTGATCTACAAGGCTCTTTAGGCACTGTCTATGGTGACGGCAAGCTGTTGTTCAAAGGTTTCAGTGGCACTGCAATCAAAGAATATATAAGATACGTTCCCGAACATCGATACAAATTTAGAGGTGTTAAAGAGCATCAACGTAAAATGGAGTTGGCTAAAGACTTAGAAAAAGCTAGACTCAAAGCAAGGGAAAATGCAAAATGAATTGGTTAGTAGTAGTGATATTTTCAGGAGTAGTGGGAGGGTATCAAGATTTATATATTTTACAACAACCCTCTTTTGTTTCAAGAGAAGAGTGTAGAACAAAATTAAGCACAGAAGAACTTAGAGTTGCACTGACAAAGCAACTTACAAAAGAATATACAGCTTATAAGCCTATTGAAAGAATAGTTTGTGCAACAGAGAAACAAATACAACAAGTATTAAATGATAGTTATGGTAAAAGGGATACATGAAAATAGAAGATATTATGGAGATGTGGACTAAAGATAGTTCCATCGATGAAACTGAATTAGCTACTGAAAGTTCTAATATACCTGTACTTCACAACAAGTATCTAAAAATATTTATGGCAGAACGCATAAAACTATTTTCTGCTAAAGCTGAACTCAAAAAGAAACGTAGAGTTTTGCTTGAGTATTATCTTGGTGAACTAGATCAAGAAGAACTTAAAGAACTTGGTAGAGAACCTTTCTATAAGAAACTACTAAAGAACGAAGTTGATTTATATATTGATAGTGATAATTCATTGACAGAACAAAGTTTACGAGTATCAGTACAAGAAGAAAAAGTTAACTATTTAGAAGCTGTTTTACGACAAATAAATAATAGAGGATTTCAGATAAAAAATGCAATCGACTGGAACAGATTCATTACTGGATAGCGAAGAAAAAGTATCTAGACTAAAATTGAGAATAGCTAAATTCAAAAAAGATAATGCACATATATGGAACAAGAAGTACGATTATCCAGAAGTGAGAGTAGTAAAAGAGACTCAATCAGAGTCAGAAGATACAACTCCGTCTATATACAAATTGATGCTGAAAAATCAACTTGCAGAGAACTAAGTGACTACTTTACATTTGATGTTCCTGGTGCTAAATTTATGCCAGCATATCGTAATAGATACTGGGACGGTAAAATACGTCTTTTCAATATTAATACAAAGCTTATCTATGGCGGACTTATACATCACATAAAATTATTTGCGAAACAACGTGATTATGATTTAATTTTAAATGATGGTTTAGATGATATAAACGATTATTCTATACCACAATTAGAATCTTTCACAAAAGAATATAAAATAAAACCTTACGATTATCAAATTGGTGCTATGGCTCATGCACTACGGACAGAAAGGGCCCTGATATTATCGCCAACTGCGAGTGGTAAATCATTAATAATTTATATGTTATGTGATTTTCTGAAAGGTAGAAAGCTTATTATTGTTCCTACTACTTCATTAGTGTTTCAGTTAGATAAAGATTTCGAATCTTATTATACTAACAATAGTTATTCTACACACTTAATCATGGCAGGGCAAGACAAAAATGCAGATGCAGACATTTTTATTTCAACATGGCAATCTATCTATAAACAACCAAAGAAATGGTTTGATCAGTTTGATGTCGTAATAGGTGATGAAGCACATTTATTTAAAGCCAACTCTCTTACAAAGATAATGACAAAATTGGAAAACTGTGATTGGAGATTTGGATTTACTGGAACTCTAGATGGTACAGAAACACATAGACTGGTTTTAGAGGGATTATTTGGGCCAGTGATGAAAGTTATATCAACAAAAGAATTGATTGATACGAATAGAATAGCTGATTTACGAATAAAAGCACTGGTGCTTAAATATGATGACAAAACAAGAAAAGAGATGAAGGAAGCTAAGTATGATGATGAAATAAAATTCTTAGCACAATGTCGTGAAAGAAATAATTTCATTAAAAACTTAGCATTAGGTAGAACAGGTAATACATTAGTATTATTTCAGATGGTAGAAAAACATGGAAAGCTATTATATGATCTAATAAATAGAGAAGATAGAAAAATATTTTTTATACATGGAGGTGTTGATGTTGAAGAAAGAGAAAGTGCTAGAGAAATCACAGAAAAAGAAAACAATGCTATTATCATTGCTAGTTATGGAACTTTCTCTACTGGTATCAACATACGAAACCTACATAATATTATTTTTGCTAGTCCTAGTAAGTCCCGTATAAGAAACTTGCAATCAATAGGAAGAGGACTAAGAAAAGGTGATAAAAAAAGTAAAGCAACTCTTTATGATATTGCTGACGATTTATCTTATAAATCTTGGAATAACTTCACTCTTAAACATTTTGCAATAAGAGTGAAAATGTACAATGAAGAAGAGTTTGATTATAAGATATATAACATAAGGTTAAAAAATGATAATAATAATAAAGTTATCTAGTGGTGATACATTATTGGGTAAACAATTTTATAAATCTAATGATAAAATTACTATTACAGATCCACTAAAGATGGAGTTCATAAACTTTCATGATGCTCCTGCTATGCATTCAACATTTTGGATACCCTTATCTTCAAAAGAAGAAATTAGTGTTGACATAGACATGTCACATGTGATAATATCAGTGAAAGCGCCTGAGGATTTAGAAGATTTTTATAAAAAGTCTATAGAAAGCATTAAGAAAATAGAAGATGGTGCTGAACATAAAAAAAGAATTATTGAGGAAAAGGTTAAAAATGCAATTAAGAGTATTACAAGAACATCAAACACAATACATACGGTGCATTGATGGCTAAAAGAAAAAAACATAATTATGTTGATAATAAAAAATTCTTAGAAGAAATGATAACTTATAGAAGATCAGTTCTAAGTGCAAAAGATTTTGGTGTTGAACGTCCTAGAGTACCATTTTATATTGGTGATTGTATTATGAAGATCGCTACACATTTATCATATAAACCAAATTTTATAAACTATTCATTCAGAGAAGAAATGATTTCAGATGGTGTTGAAAATTGTTTACAATATATTGACAATTTCAATCCAGATAAATCTAAAAATCCTTTTGCTTACTTTACTCAAATTATATACTTTGCATTTCTTAGACGTATACAAAAAGAAAAGAAATATTTGTATACAAAATATAAGGCCTCAGAAAATATAAATTTGTTTGGAGAAACTGCTGAAAAGTCAGAAAATCCTGGAGCTAATTATGCGGATAAAATAAAATATAATGAATGGACTGAAGAATATATGAATGATTTTATAGAAAATTTTGAAGAGAATAAAAGAAGAAAGAAAAGAAAAATTGTTGCACCTTTAGATAAGTTTATGGCCGAACAATGAAAATTGCTATCATTAACGATACTCACTGGGGTGCAAGAAATGACTCTCAGCAATTCTTAGATTATTTTAAAAAGTTTGTAGACAATATATTCTTACCTTATATCGATGAAAATAAAATAGATACTGTCATACACCTTGGTGACATTGTAGATAGACGTAAGTATATAAATTATGTGACGCTCAGACATTTAAAAGATAATCTAATACAACCTTTGTTAGATAGAAACATAGACTTTCATGTTATCATTGGTAATCAT